TCACCCATACCAGAAGCTTCTGGGCTATATGCTTGCTGACCTGTTTCTACCGTTGTTTCTTCTACTTCTGTTTCTTCTTCCGTGTCTGAACCTCCGCTCATTGCGGATGAAACTACTGGGGCGAGTAGCATTCCGCCAATCATCATAAGAGCAGTCCCTTTGCCACCGCCGCCTTTACCACCTGCACCACCTTTATATCCCTTATACCCCCTACTGGCTTTTGGTTTAGCTTTTGACCCACCTTTTTTACCAGCTGTCGTTTTTCCACCACCTTTTTTACCAGCTGTCGTTTTTCCACCACCTTTACCGCCGCCGCCCATCATTTTATTGGCGAGGAAATTAGCTCCAATACCACCAATAAGTGAAGTAACCAGTCCCAATGCATTTTCTGAAAACATTTTTGAAACATCCAATTCTTTTTGTTGTTCGGCTGCCTCTTTTATTTTATCATTATATGTTTGTAGATTTTTAACTAACGCATCAAAATTTGCTTGCATTATTTTTTGATTAGCCTGCATTTGAACATACGCAGGGTCAGTTAAAGCGTTTATTTTTGCTTTTTGTTTTTCGGCTTCAGTTTTTGCTTCTTCTAATTGTAAATCCAATCCCTTTTGTCTAGCTGTAATCATAGCAGGGTCCGTTAGGAAACTCTCCATTGCCTTTTGAGATGTTTTAGCATCTATTATAGCCTGTTGAGCTGATATTTGAGCCTGCTCAGCTTCTAATGCTGCCTGAGCTTGTACACTTCTTTTAAGAAAGTCCTGATTTGCTGCTCCGGCTTTACCTGCTCCCAATTCTGCGGTTGTACCCGTTTTAGTTGCTATTTTTTGTAGTGAACTCAAATCCATTCCACCAAGAGCTTGAGAAAGTGCTTCTTGTTGGAACATATCCATATCTTCTGGATTAAGTCCTTGTGCTTTTAATGCTTCCAATGCACCCTGTGTATCTCCCTCTGCAAACTTAGCTCTTACTTCGGAAAGGTCTACTTGCTCACCCAATAAGGTACTCAACTGCATTTCTGCTTTGATACTATCTTTGTAATTTAGTACCATACTCTTACCGGCCTTAGCTATATCACCAAAACTAAGTCCCATCGATTGAGCATATGCAACTTGTTTAGCAAGTGCTTTACCTCCCTTTATTTGATAACCTAATGCCTCTTTTGATGCTTCTGCTACTTCTTGCATTAAATTATCAAGTGCTATACCTGAACTATTTGCTAATTCACGCATTCCTTCCGTTAAATTCATTGCAACTTCCGCAGTAACACCTTCGGTTCTTTGGAACATTGAATTTATGCTTGCAATACTTTCAACTGATTGTCCGGTTCTTTCAGCCATTATAGACATATCTGCTGCGGCTTTACCGGTTGGCATTTTACCAGTTGCTGCAGATGCGGCACTCATTGCTCCGGCTATTTTATCGGCACTAATACCGGCCATTTGTAGTTGTGCAGACCCATATCCAACTCCACCCAATTTATTACCAAATAGTGCGGTTTTAGATGCTGCTCTGAATTGTGCAGAAGCCTGTTTCATAGATGCTGAAAATGCATTTGCTGCTCTTTCGGCGGCAAACTTTGCATCATTTTCAAGACGTCTTATTTCTTCGGCATTATCTAAACGAGTTTTATCTATTTCATGTGATAGTTCTTTTTCTACATAAAGTTTATCTACACCAATTTCACGAGATTTTTTAGCATAGTCTAAATCAACTTCACCACGTTCTACTGCGGCTCTTTGCTGTACTACATTAAATTTTTCACCGTCCTTACCCTTTACAGCAGTACCAAACTCAACTTCAATTTGACCTAATTCATTTAGTAAATCTATTTGATTTTGAGTCCGTTTGTTCATCATTTCAATCTCAACCTGCGGACCAGCCAAAAAATATTTACCGGCCAAATTAGCCATTGCAGCCCCCAAAGCAATTATTCCTGCCTTTGCTGCCATCAGTCCTCCTTGAGACCATTGTTGAGTTACATTAGATAATTCACTCATTAAAGGAATACCACTACTACCTAATTGGTCCATAGCAGTATTTAGCATTTCTAATCGTTTCTGAGATTTTTCAGCAGCATTTACAAATTCTTCGGCCTCAACTTTTGCATCCGCAAATATACTTTTTAATCTGGCCCCAGCTTTAGTACTACCATCAATTTTGCTCTCTAAATCTTCAAAATTTTCGTAAGCCTCTTTTACTAAATCATTATATTGTGATTGTGTAATTTTTCCTTTTTGTAAATGCTTTTGTGCATTTGCAACTTGAGAAGTCATTCCTTTATACGCATTGGCTGCTGCTGTAACTGCTGCTACCTGTTCATCGGATAGAAGTGTATTTTGGTCTTGTAAAATATCACTTATTCCGCTCATAGTGGCCTTTGTGGCCTTTATCTTTTGTTCAAGCTTATCATATACTCCGGGTAATTTTCCAATACCGTTTGCAAAACTCGTAAGAGATGAATCTAAATCATCAAAATCCTCTAAGCTTTTTTTTAGACTTTTATTAAAACCATTAACTTTTTCGGATAATTTATTGTAACGATTACCTATCGACTCTATCGTTTTATCTAATTTTTGAATATCGCCATATTCTTCCTCTAAAGCATCAAGCCTATCAACATCATATTGCTTTCCCTTCTCTTTTAATTTTTGTATTTTATCATATTCTTTGGCAATTTTTTGTAGCCGATTCCATTCGGCATCTAAAGCTAGCAATTTTTCCTTTTGCTGCTTTAAAAGGTCTTTATCATTATCTTTTTTTGCCATTTATGTTGTATGTATTATACTTAAATTATTAACTGTATTTACTATCAATTACTTTTTGTATTTCTGCTGCTTTCTTTGTATTTCCAATTTCTTCATAATAACTTTTTATATTCATAAGAAGTTTATCAGATGAGTCGTTCCATTTTTCCCAAGCATCTGCAAGTTTTGTATCATATTTTCTTATAGTTTCTATAGCTTGGTCTTCTTTACCTTTTGATTTGGCCTTGAAAAAACTTTTAACAAAGTCAACAAATCCGGCTTCTTTTACTAATATTTTTTTGGACATGGGTGTATTATTATGTTTATGTATAAATATAAACAATATTAATTATTACCTTCTTCTTACTTTGGATGTATTTGATTTACTTTTTTCTATTGAAGCCGTTTCTTCTTCTTTGGCTTTTAATAGTTCTCGCCAATAAAATTCTCTTAACTTTATGGGCATATAATAGAGGTCATGCCAATTAAATCCACCATTGGCATAGTAAATCATTTGAAATATCTTCTGATGTAAAGCTATTGAATAATTAGTCGGCAGGGTAAAAAAAGTCAACCCCAAAAGGAATCCGAAGAGCCTCCGTTTCTCCTGTAAAAGGTGATGTATATTCAAATGTTAAATCTAAATCAGGAGTCATAGATGCTATATACTTACGAAGTGCTTTTGAATCTCCTGCTAATAAACGATTTGCCACAAAATTACTAATATATCCAAAATCACGGTTACCTTCTACTTCAGTTATAATACGTCTGTATCTTGCTGTGATTTCATTTCCTGTTTTTAGAGTTTTTTGACTTGCTTCGATATCTTTGTTAATTGCCAATTCATCACCGTGTGTAATTAACTTAAATTTTACAGGAGTTTTTGAAACCGGTAGAGTGAAATCGTATTCATTATTTCTATTTAACAATGATTCATCGATTTCTTTTATTTTAATTTTTGAAAGGTCAACTACAGTTTCAACTGGCTCTTTTTCTTCCGGGTCATTTATAGTTACATTATATTCAGGACCAAATGCCAATATTCTAGATGTAACCAATATAGCGTTTTTATCACCAATAATTAAATCATTTATATCAACGCCTGGTTCTACTACAATAGATTCCAACAACTTATCTAGCTGAATACCTTTACGAATAAGATTTGTAGAAGTAAGTATATCCTCTTCCTTCGCTGTCATTAATTTAATAGTAACTTCTCCTTTTGAAAAAGGGCTACTTTCCGGATAACATAGACCTTTTGATGGCAATGTAATTACTTCGGTTGGAAACGGATAAGATCTTGGTGTTTGTTGATTTTCAAATGATTGTAAACCTCTTGTTGCTTTTTTTGCTTCTGTGGTGTTTTGTTCCATAATATAACTTTGTATTTTTGTAACTTTATTTATTATATATATTCAATTTCAAAAAAAATAAAAAAGGAGTATGCGTTTACATACTCCTTTTAAATATATTTGAATATTATTAGTATTCAAGAATTGCGTAATCGTAAGATAGTGTCAATTCTATTGAAAGTGGGTCATTACCACTCCAGTCAAACTCACCAAAGTTTGCCGAGCTAATAAATGCTCCTTTCAATGTCCACTGCTCAACTTTATCACCAACTGGTCCAAGAACGAAGAAGTTTACATCTTTCTTATAGAATGCTGCGTAACCATCACGACCTGTTAAAGATTCATGCGATTGGCGAACCCAATCCATTACTTGCTGAGCTCCAGATGGTACAATCGGGTCATAAAGAGTTATATTAACATCATCCCAAGTAGATTTACCTTTAATTTTTCTCTTCAAATTGATATGGTCAAGTTCTACAACTTCCGATGTAAATGTAGGTCTGGATGATGTCTTAACAAGATAAGACTCAATACCATTTATCTCCATTATAAATCTATTTGCTAACTTTGGTTCCCAGTTTTTGAAGAACATTTTCTCAAACTCTAATATTTCTGGCATTTTATTTCTATTTTAATTGTTTTAATATAAATATTGTTCTTTTATTTTTTTATCCACCAAAAGTTGCGCCAGTTGGTAAAATGTTGAAATCAATTTGGATAAATTCAGCCGTTTTAGTTGGTTGAAGATAAATAGAACCATTCAAGAAGTTTCTATCTATTGAATCCGGTGTGTTATTTGATTCGTCCATTATTACTTTGAAAGCGTAAAGACCTTGTCTTTGTTGGATTCCCTCTAAATAAGGATTTACGATGTTTAAGAATCTATTACGAGTTGTAGATGTATTTTGTTCAAATATTAAGTATCTGGAAGTAGATGC